TTTTCACCTATTTCGTCTGCGAGATATTTCAGTACATCTCTAAATATCTTAACTTGTTGTTGTATAGGTGTTATATTATGTTGCCACTCTGCTACTTGTATCATGGCAGGCATTTCAAATACTTCGATAGCACCATAGTCGCCACCTGTTCCTAAACTGGGGTCTAAGGCAATTAAGTATACCTTATCTTGCTCTGGTTTCTTGTACCACCGCACCTGCCCCATTTTCCAAGCTGGTTCTCTGCCTACCATGTCGATAAGTTTAAGACTACTAATTAGTGTTTCATCATATACTAAGAATTCGCATCCGTACTCACGACGGAAACGTTCTACGCCAATGCGTCCTGTTTCAATTCTTTTCCACTCTTCGTCACGATCTGGATGTTCATGCCACTCGGCACGGAATCCGTGAAATCCGTTACGACCCTTACCGTCAGTTCGTGCATTGCCGAACTCGTCAAAAAAGTCTTGTGATTCCTTCCAAATAATAGCAAATTCATCTTCATCACTATTGGGTGTTGATGTAATAATTGCTCGACCACCAGTTGCTAGTGTCGGGCTAATTGATGTCCAAAATTCTGTAGCAATGTTAGGCTGTACGAACGCAAACTCATCGCAATATAGTAAGGATATGGACATACCACGACCGGTGTTACCAGTAGTAGTAGCTGAAACAATTCTAGATCCGTTTTCAAATTCAATACTCCCTTTATTATAGTTAACCACACCTGCACGTATGTAGTCATCGCAAAGCTCGTATCCATAGCGGATACGTTGCATAATTTCTTGTGAGCCTGTGTACTTGTGTGCGGCAACTAGAATAGTTTGATCTGGATGGAACATGGCATACCACAACAAATAACTAGATGCACAAGTTGTCTTACCACTTTGACGAGGTAGCATGTTGATGTTAAAACGATAATCGTGATAGGCGGCTAGTAGTCTTTCTTGATATTCAAAAGGCTCAAACTTAACTTTACCTTTAACAGGATGCTGAATATGGAAGAAGTTTTTAGCAAAGTGGAGATAGCCGTCTTTGGGGTCAGCACACCTTAACAAGTGCTGTACCTGTTCCTCTGTAAACTTTTCTTTAGTATGCGCTTTTTTGGTTAAGACGCCGTCTAGTGATTTTGCCATAATGTATTTACTGAAAAAAATAGACCCCTAAGGGTCTATTTGGCACTGGAAACAGAGTGCTAACTGCGACGAAATTTAATCGTATTTGTTATACTTGTCACGAACTTTATCTAAGTCTTTCCCTTCTTTACCAGCCTTAGCAAGTGCTTGCATACCCTTTTTGCCGTATTTCATAATACCTTTGGCCGCACGACTCATTGTTCTCTTATCGCCTGCTTCTTTAATTTCTTGATACATAGCTTGTAAACGATCAACTAGTGCTTCATCAAATTGACTGGGCTCACGTAATGAGTTAGTACCAGGAGCACGTGATACAGGGCTAATCTTACCTTTACCGTTCATATCGTCACCACTAAATGTTACTGCTTCTATGCCATGTGTATGATGACCGTGACCACCGTGTGCCGCATTGCCCCACTGTTCTTCATCGTCTCCGATAACTTCTTCCATGTCTTCATCTGGTGATACAGACAATGGGCTTTCGTCGCCTTGAACATTTAGAATTTCTTCTGTGCCCATCATAGGTTCCTCGCCGTCCATCGGTGCTTCACCGGCTTCAATATCACGTAGGATATTCATAATACTACGAAGACCACCCTCGCCTTGTCCGTTGACATTAATAGTCATTGACACATTATCTTGTTGACCTTGATGAGCTTGTGGGCCCATTGACATCACTGCGCCCGGCATTGGCATTTCGCCGCATTCAGTGGCTTTCATTTCGACGCCTTCTTCAATAGCATCCATTTTTGCGATCAAATCTTTTAAATTCATTATCTTGCTCCTTTAACTATAGCAGGCATTTTATTTTGCGTTGTGCCAATAGTACTCAAGTGTTTACCATCTTGCTTAGATTGTTTTTCTTTACGATATTCTGGAGCAAGGCCGGGAACACTGTCAGCTAGGATTTGATCATTATATCCTTTAAACTGTGTGCCCTGATGTTTTGTTTTACCTAATTCTTTTAGTAGATTATATTTGTATTCGTCATTGACCATACTGCCGTTATTACTTGGATCTTGTTCTTTTCCAACTAATGCTTCACCTGTGAGTTCGTCATGCTGGTGATTAATTTCATTTTCTAGTTCTTCGTATACACTATGCACTTTAACATGATTGTGTGTTACTCCCAGTCCTACTGCGATGCGATCACGAATTTGTAAGCTAGTAGCTGGATAATTAGTTTCGATATCATACACAGTCATTTCTGTATTTCTGTGTTCTGGAAAGTCTGCTTGGCGCTCGCTAATAGGTGTAGTTTTACCAGAAGAAACTTTAGCGCAATGGAATTCAGCTAGACTAGCTTTAATCTGTGCAACTGCTTCTTTAGTATGAGGGCCAGCAATTTTGATCTTAAATTCGTAGACCTTAGTGCTTTCTGTTAAGTAGTGTTTGAATGATTTCATAGTATGATCCTAGTCATATATTTATTTTAAATTCTTTAATTTCTCGAGCAAACTATTGCGATCTGTGATGATAACACCATCGCCTTGTATAGTAACGCTGTCATCGTTGTTAGCATCTTGATCCATTTTTTGCTTCTTAATCTGTAGATCAATCATTTTTAATTTCTTGTCTAATTTAGCAGTTTTAGCCGTAATAGCATGTCCTAGCATGCTAGCGGCTACTTCAAATAGACGTCCGCTGTATCTAGCTTCTACATTCATACCTAAGTCCATGATATCCTCGTAGGCATCTTTAGCTTTTTGGGCTAGTTCGTCTAGTTCGGCATCGCCTATATCCCCTAGTCCCTTTACCTGCGGGAGTGCGGCTGAAATTTTATCAAACTCGCTAATGTCGCGAAGGAACGGCTGGGCTATATCAGCTTTAACTTGCTTCTTTTCTTCTTCCTTGACAATTTTCTTACTTTCAGGAAGATTTAGAACTTCTTCTAGTTTCTTAGTCATATTATTACTTATCAGAAAAATGGCAAGTAATGATTAAATTTATGGCTAGGATCAGCTGTTAAAATAACAGCTTCTGCAGGTACTAAATCAAATGCTATTGTTACTCTATACTTCTCAGCACTATCCCAAGGACTGCTTCGGTGTTCGTCACCGTCGGATTTTCCAAATACAAGCAGGCCGTCCTCACTCATTATTCTAATTATATCTTTTTGCCCGGGTATTTTATAATCAGTATAAGAGTTAGTAGTTTCGGAGTTAACACAGTAAAATCCGTGATATACTTTAAAATCTGGAGGCCAGTGTCCATGCCAATCAATATGCATCCCAGATTGGAATAAGTTCACCCATGCTTGAATGTAGTAAGTTGTATTAGGATCTATTTCGTCAGCTACTGACTTAGAAATGTATGCATATAGTTTGTGTATTTCGGGGCATACATAACTAAACAAATTATATTTTTTATAGTAAAACGAACTAAATGACCCGTAGCTATGTTCTTCGGATATTGGAGGTAAAACTTTTTCTAATGTTTCTCCAATTTCACAACAAGTATTATATAATTTTTGATTATCAATATCTTTAAATTTATCCAGCCAAAGGTAATCTTTTATAATTTCTTTCATGCTACTACTTATATCTAGCGATGGCTGAATATATCATTTTCATTAAGAATACGGAATTTTAGGCCCTGTTGTTTACACCAGTTTCCGGCGGCGGCCCACTTGGCTTGATTCTTAATAAACTGGCTTTGATTGTGTACACTCTTGCCAACTCGTTCTAAAACTGTTTGGCTAGCAGGTTTTATTTCGATTAGCTCTAGTTGCATGCGACCGTTTTTATCTACATATTGTATAAAAAAATCAGGTACATATACTGTATGTTTTTCTGTTAGGGGATCGATGTAGGGGATTTGTATAGCTTCACTCGCCCATTTGACTACACTATCATTGTTGTCACAAAAGTTCATAAAACTCCATTCCCAACTACTACGGTATGTAGGCATTTTGTTGCCCACATACTTTTCAGGATGTTTCATACTGAACTTGCCGCGAGCAAACTTAGACATTTTATATTAAGATGTTGCGAGCTTCGAACGTATCAGTAACTACCGCAGTTCTGTAACCTAACAAACTGGTCTTTTCTCTATAGGCATTTAAAACTTGAGCAACAACTTGACCTAACTGTACATCGGTTAGTCCTTTTAATTTGTCAAGTAAACTAAACACTGATACATTTTCAACCCTAGCTTGATTAAGTAAGATAATAGCTGTCGAGTTAGCACTAGATGAATCAAAACCTCTTTTAGCAAAAAATCCTACTGTGGCATCAATTTCTGCCGCAGGAAAACTTACCTGCGTGGCAAAATAATTATCAAAGAACATTTTTACACTAGTAGTATCTGCATGTATAGAGACTGGTAAATTTCCTGTTATCATGCTTGGATCCCTGATGATGAAGCTGTTGTGCCTGTGTTGGCTACAGTGCTACTTTGTGGAAATGCTACGCCCGATAGTCCACCAACATTTGTTCCTGCGGGCGGAGTTAATAGTCCAGCAGTACCTGAAGCATTAATTGGAGCTATAGTATTCTGGGCACTGGCTATTTGATTTATTACACTGGCTAGTATAGAGCCGGCAGCACCTTCTAGATTTAAACTTTCTACGAAGCTGGGATTAATTACTGTAGGATCGGGATTGATACCCTGTTGGGGGCTCATTCCGTGATCATAGTGTGTGTCGCCAAACCCTTCAACTCCACCTGATGGATCTATAGCCGGGTCTACAGAACCAACGTTATAGCTAACAGCTTCGTACATGATCTTCATGTCAAACTCGCGTGTCTTGGTATCGGCATAATCTAGTCGATTGTGATTCCAGCTGGTGATAATAGGATTGCTCAGTATGTACTCTACATATTCATGACGAGCCATTTGATAGATTTTTATATAATTAAAAAATGGATCAGTACTGCCATTGTCAAGACCGTAACTAGTAGGAATATAATTACTGCTCTGGGTAGCGTTCCTTGCGTAGGCCCCGGAGACTTTTGCAGACATTGGATCTGCATAGTAGTAACTATAATAATTTTGCCAAAGTTGATTGATCAATCCCATGTTATCATCGTGGAATTTAATATCAATGTCACCGGGCTTGTGATAGTACTGAACATTCTTTTTTCTGTTGTATTGATTCAGTGTTTCTATACTAACTGTATAACTAGGCAATGCTACACTTTTAACCAGCATGTTAATTTCAGAACCGTAGCGTTGCACTAGGGCAGTATTTTGTAATGCACCTGTATTGATACCAAATGCCACATGGAATTGAAAACCAAACTTAGGAGCAAGCCTAAACTGGTCAGCATTAAACAAGTCTGCGGCATGTCGCCAGTCACGTAGATAGGTAAATGCATCGGACTTTAAATGATCGTTGGATGTGAATGCCATACAGTATTTATTCTATGTATAAAGTGCGTAGTTAATGGATAGTCAATAAAAAGCCTGCACTTGCAGGCTTAGTATTATGCGCCTAGTACGTTATTACCAGTTTTAGCATTGTTCATTACCGGTGTTGGGCTACCGATAGCTGGAACTGGAGCAATTTGTACTGCATTATCGAATCGTATTGACAAGTCAATCATAGCAGGGCCTTGCTCGCTGTATTTTAAATCTTGCCAGTTAGTTGATTCAACATAGCAACCATAGCATACCCATGTTTCAAGAACGCTTGGAACCATATTGCCGTTACCACCGTCAAGGATTTCAATACGCATGGTGAATTTATAATCACCTGCTGAAGCCGCTGAACTTTGTTCAAAAAAGTCAAATTGTTTCTGATTTTGCTCGCCTACTAGCTTGCTAACAGCACCTGTGACATCGTCACGTAGTTTAATTGGGATTGGTTCCCAAGATGGTTTGCCTGCATAGTGGATCTTGCTGTTGTAAATTTCAATAACTTGATCAGTAAATTTAACCTGTGGACGAGATGCTTCCGCAACTTGTTTTGTTAGCTCAGTTGTAGGAGTGCTTACACCAAAGTTTTCGAATGAAATACGAAATCTGTATTTCAACTTTGGCATTAGCATGCCTTGTGAACCTGCGCTTTGATCTGAAGCTAATGGTACTGTAAAATTTGATAGTGCCGCGATTGCCATTTAATTTCTCCTTTATTTGCTACCTAAACCAGCAATAGCGCCAGTGTTCTCTAAACGCAATGGAATGTAAATAAACTCCACAGCCTTAACCGGCTCAATAGCTATATCAACATGCAACTCATTAGCATCTATTCTGCTTGGAGTGTTGTTAGTTGTATCGCATACTACTAGATGGTCATATAGAGCACGTTCACCTGTTAGGTTAAGCAATAATTTTTCAATTTGTTGCTTGATCGAATTACGTGTAATTGTATCGTTTGGTTCAAATACGTATGGCTTAGCAATAGCATTCAATTGGTAACGTAGATAAATCACTAGACGTGCAACGTTGATACGATTTACTGAGCTAGCAACTAACGAACGAGTGTACTGTCCGTATACCACTAGACCTGTTCCACCGATGTAGGTAATCGGATTAACCTGTATTGTCGATAATGTATTTCGCTGTCCTGTATTCAATGATGTTGGTTGGAATACACCTGTTTGTCCAACTACATAACCTACTGAACTAGCATTTGTTACACCGCCACGACGTACACCAGCTGGTGCAAACCATGGATAACTTACGTTGTCACTTAGTGCGATTGTACGTAACATGATGTGACTTGGAGGAACAGCAATATTATTACCGTATAAGTCTGTAGTTTCTGCCCATGGATAGTAAACACCAACGTTTTCGCTAGTTGTGATTAAACCAACTTCACCGTCACCTGTAGCATTCTTGATATTGCTACCCCAAGCATTTAGGCTTGTTGCATCCGGTGTTAAACGAGCTGGAGCATCTGCTATGATAAATGATAGTCCACCACGTCCTGTGTTTAGGCTAACCAATGAACTTGTTGTTTCAAGGTAACCTGGGCAAGATAACAAGTCGTATACAAGACTGTCTTCGTTGCGTATATTCTGATTGCTGTTGATTAATCCGTTTAGTGAAGCTACAACAACTGCACGTTGAGCTTTACGTCCAAACTGTCCAACACCTAGATAATCATTAGGACTTGCTGTAACCCAGCGATCTGGATAGTAGTAAGTCATGTATGGTGCTACGCCTGCGCCATTTACGATTGTATTTTGTGCGGCTGTGTTAACGTAACCAACTACATATTTCTTAACGTTAAATCCTGAACGACGTAGGTTCCATAGCAACATACCTTTTGGATATAGTGCTGGGTTAGGAGCGTCAAAGTCTACAAAGTCACTAGTAATCAATGTACCTGTTAGTGCGCCCGCAACAGTTTGTGGACTTGCGGCGCCTGATTTTGCGCTAGCTGAGTTTGTGCTGTCATCGTACCAACGTGCATCAGCAAAAACAATTCCGTTTTGTGTAGTATGATCGCTGTTAGTAACTAGTACCCATGCTTTTGTTAGTGAATTATACTTGTACAGTGTTGGCCAAGCTTCTGTGTTGCTTGAATTTAACCATAAATCACCGTGCTGTAAACTAGCACCTGTTGAGTTAGTAGTCGGTTGTGTTGCTGAAATAATAGGACCATTAATGTCTGTAGTTGTGGCAGAGTTTGCATAGCCAACACCTTGGTTGACAACAACTTTTCCTGCTGTTGAGCAGTAGCCTCTCCAACGTGAGCCATCATTGATCATGATATCTAGATCAGTGATTACTGTATCATACCATAGTGTACCGTTAGCTGGAGTTGTTGTAGGTGCTGTTGCGCTTACTGTTACCCAAGGAGTACTGCCAGTAACTGTGGTTGTGTTAGCCCAAGCAGAAACTAAGTACTTGCCATCGCTACCTGTTGAGTTAGGTGCGGCAAAGAAATTGCTAATACCTAATGTACCGCTAGTAGTAAAGGCCGCTCTGATCGGAGTATTAGTACCATCAGTAAAGCGTATATCACCACCTTGTGTATGTGATATCACGATTTGATTATTTGCATTGATACTAGCTACGACGTTAGTCAGTGTTTGTGTAGCATTGTTAAATGCTGTAACAAATGCCTGTGCGTCTGTTGTAGCATTACCTGAAGCAGTAAATGTAACAGCCGCGCCACTTACTTGTGGTGCTGATGTTAGTGTACCACTACCGATCTGGCTAGATGAAACAGCTACGATTGTGTTTGAACCGCTTGTAAATGTACTTGCTGTGATAATGTTTGACGTTACAGTTGTAGCGCCAGTTGAAGTACGATAGAAAACCTTGTAGTTAGCATAAGACGGATATGTGATACTGTTGATTGTTCTAGTTTCTTCTGTGTCATTATACTTGATATAGACCTGACCAACTGGAATATTAGCTCCGCCACCTAGTGGATCTAGTGTAGCCATTGCTGTTTGATTATTAGCATAAATCTGTGGAATAGACTGTTGCATCCAGCTAGCAGTTGTACCGTTGTAGTATTCGATATTAAAGTTAGCACCTAGGTTAACTGTGGTTGTTTTAATCCATAAGCTACCTGTTGGGAATCCAGTAGTACCAGTTAGTATTCCTGATGAATAGTTACCGTATTGTGGAACTTGATAGTGTGGAGCAATAGTTAACACTGGTGGATTATATGTACCAGCTGTGATACCTAATGTTGTTAGAGACATAGTGCCAGCCGCGATAGTAACTTGAGCACCTGTTGAATAGATGTTTAAGAAACCGTTTTGAACACTAGCTGAAATACCTGCTGTGGTTAGGGCCGCACTGCCGTTGATCGCTGTGGCTAGTCCTGCTAGAGTTGTACCGGCATTGGTAATCGTATTTGTGTTAATTACGATAGTCTGGCTAGCAGTAAATGTTGGACTAGCGGCTGTAGTAGTAACTGTTGGCCAGCTTGCTGTCCACGCTGGTGTACCAACTTGTACCCAGCTACTGTTGCTAGCGGTAACACTTGTTCCGCCTGTTCCGTCATTGGCTGTAGTGTAAGACTTGAACCATAGAATGTTTGTGTTTGTAGCTGAACTGTTTGCTACTACTGCATAGTTGCCTGGAGCACCATAGCTAGCTAAAGGAGCATCATATACGTCTAACAGATCTAAGCCTGTTGACGAGCTCAAATATGCTGTGTTGGTGATAACTGTTAGGTTATTAATTGACTGTTGTTCTTGGAATGTCTGTCCGTTTGTTGTAGTAGCGGCGCCAGCATTCCATTGGAAAACACCATAGTTTGTTGCTGTAGTATTCCACCAGTATGTTCCTGCAGTTGGACTGCCAGTTGGTATGCTTGTTGAACCTGTTATTTGTCCAAGGTCGATTGGAGCACGAACAACGTATGCTTGATTACTTACACCTAAAAAGCTGTAGGCCGCTTGTAGTCCATATTCGTTAGTTTCGCCTGCATTAACTGGATTACCACTAGCATCAGTTTGGAAGTAAGGAATACCAAATGTTGCGCCAAGGTCTGCTTGACTTGTTAGTAGATATACTGCACCAGCGTTTGCTGTCAGTGTTCCTGGAGCAATACCTGTTCCAGCTGAATTCATTTTGTTTGCTGCCGAAGCAACAACGATTAGGGGTACGGTACCTGGGGCAGCGGGTGTGTAGAACGATTCGTTAACAACCGTTACGCTTATTCCTGGTGAACTTAATTGAGCCATTGTGTTATCTCCATGATGACATACTGTTAATGTATTTATGGCATTTGGACTTTTTGGCGCAGTTATAGCGTCTAGAAAAGGGGCGAAAAAGGCTTAAATATTTGCATGAGACCACTATGTATATGCGGCCTAAGGCCTGCCGCTGTTAACTATCGCAAGAACGGCCGAACTTACTATAGACGTAAATGCGAACTATGTCTTGGCGGAAAGGGAGTAGCACGTTGGCATCGCGCTGGCTATAGAATTAAGAATAGCTGTGATAAATGTGGATTTAAAAGTGTTCACAAAGAAGTATTTGCTGTTTTTCACGTCGACGGCAATCTAGACAACTGCCATCACATTAATCTCAAGACTGTGTGTGCAAACTGCCAGCGGGTTCTACATAAGGAAGGGATGAAGTGGAAGCAGGGTGATCTTGTACCAGATCTTTAACTTTAGCCATTAGCTCGTCTATAGTGCCATCGTTAGTTAATACTGCATCAAACTTAGTTCCAACCCAGGCAGTTTCGCTAGCATGCACTCCAAGTCGTTCAAGTGCTAATTTGTCAATTTCGCTGCCAGAATTAGCACGACCAGCCATATTATACCATTCGGGTTCAGAGCCGCGGACAACACGTACTACGATGCCGCCTGCATCTTTAATTGATTTAATTTCATTAGGAAATCGACAGTCTGAAATAACAATGTCGTCTTTACTATTGCGTAGTTTGTTTTCTAATGATGCAATCCAAATATCATCATGGAATGCTTTGCGGCATACTTCAGTGCCCCAATATTGTAAGATCCAACGTGGGGTAAGATTAGGCATATTCAAACGTTCAGCCCACCATGGATCTACTTGTTCACGCCATTCACGTGCTTGTTTTGTGCGGCCTTCTAACATAGTTCGGTCCCAACCAAACACGTGACTTACTGCATCCTTGAGACTGTTAGCAAATGACTCTCGTCGAAATCCGTGAAAGTTAGTCAAGTAATCGGCAATAGTATCTTTGCCAGAACCAATAAACCCGCATACGCCAATGATCATAAGAATCCCCTGTAAGTAGTGCTAGTATATAACACTTTTATTACAGGGGTCAAGATATTTTTTAACCTATTACGAAGTAATAGCCCGATCCGCCCGGAACTAGCATTTCTAATTCCTTGTCCAATTTTTCGATCATTTCCTTAGCTTCGCTTTTCAATGCCGTACCATTGAGTGTTACAGGACTGCTCGGACCTGATATAGACCCAAACTTAGAGCGTGCCTCACCTAGCATTTCTTTAGCAGTTGCTAGTGTGTAATCACGCAACCATTGTTTGGCATAGGGATCTTGTAAAAGCACCCAATCTGGACGATAGTTATAGGTCTGCACTAGGATCTGTTCACCTTGTGCAAAAGGACGTTGTAAAATATTTAAAATATGTGTGGTAGGTTTCCAGAGGAATTCAATGTAACTACCAAACATACGTCCTACTAGTTTCTGATAGCCGGCAAAGGCATCATAGGTTGCTAGTCCACCCATCATGCTACCCGACATCAAGTAGGTGTTTGTGTAGGCTAAATTAAACGGTTCAAATAAAGTACCGCCTGCACCAATACCAGTTCTTGAGCCAATAGCTCTACGAAAAACTTGGCGGACTGTGATAACTTCATCAGGTAATCTGTATTCATTTTCGTCCTGTATTAATTCTAAGAACATGTAGCTTTCTTCTACAGCGTTAGGGCTACGTTGGCGCATGCGATTTAGTGCGCGATCTAAGGCCATTTCGTAGTGTACTGGATCTAACTCCACTTCTATCATACCGTCGCCCAGCATGAGTTTAACATAATCAAACACTTTATTACGTTCTTGAGTTGATGTACTTTGGGTACTTGACGGTAGTGAATCTGCCATGTTTTTGTCCTCTTACTATATTTAGCTATCGATAAATATGTTACTATGCCACGCTTATCCCTATACAAACCAGAAAAAGGCAAGGACTACAAGTTCATTGACCGCCAGGCCTCAGAGATGTTCACTGTGGGCGGAACCGACGTTTATTGGCACAAATACCTAGGTGCTAATACCACTGCTGATAACGCCACTGCGGCTACACCTAACTATGCTAATACTAGCGTAACAAATATTCAAGATTTATTGTTTTTAGAAAATCGCGATCGTACTTACGATAAAGAGATCTATAGAATCCGTGGACTTTACAATGTACAAAACATTGATTTTAACGTAAGTCAATTTGGACTCTTTATTGAAAACGACACAGTCTACATGACTGTACATATTAACGATATACAAAAAATACTAGGGCGTAAACCTATTACCGGCGATGTACTAGAACTACCACACTTGCGTGATGACTTTGCCCTGAATAATTATAATGTCAGCTTGCCTAGATACTATCAAGTTACTGACGTGGGACGTGCAAGCGAAGGATTTTCAGCAACCTGGATGCCTCATCTCTACAGACTAAAACTTAAGAAGGTAGCAAACCAACAACAGTTTACATCTATATTCAATGCACCATTAGCAGACAGCAACGGTGATCCTATTGTCGGTGCTAATAGTACCCTAGCCGAGTTACTCAGTAATTATAATACAGTGCTGAATGTAGGTAATCAAGTAGTGGCACAAGGTCAAGCAGATGCGCCTAAGAGCGGATACGAAACTCGTCAATTTTATACACTGGCGGTAGATCCTGCTACCGGCAAACCTGTAGTGCAGACAGCAGATGAATCATCATTAGATGCTAGTCAGATAAATTATCTCGCTAACGAAAATGCCGGCGTTCCTGTTCGAACTGGTTACACTGGTTACTTAATAGGTGATGGTTATCCAGTTAACGGATACGCATTTGGGTTTGGTGTACAGTTTCCGGATAATCCTGGAGAGAATGATTTTTATCTGCGAACAGATTTTTTACCTAACAGACTATTTAGATTCGAAGGTAATAGTTGGATCAAAGTAGAGGATGCTGTACGAATGGATATGACACAAACTGATGCTCGTAGCACACTCAAGACTAGTTTCATCAATAACAATAATTACACCTATAACAGTGAAGTGGCTACTGATGTTGTTAATCTAACCATCAATGCCACAGTAATCAATACAAGAATATTATTTGCTACCGGTAGTGTGGCCAAGTATGCTGTGGTCAAGATAGGTGGTACTACTACACTAGGATTTGCACTAAGCGATTATCCAACAACCTTATATACTTCCTATAACTATACTAGTCCAGTTGGCACAGTAAGTGCTTGCTTGCGAATTAATTTACCTACAATCAATGGCGTACAGCAAGTCATACCTACTACAGGCCAGTGGAGTGTAACACTATATAACACAAGAGAAGCAGAAAGATCAAGTCTATCCACTGCACTCAGACCTAAGGCGGACTTCTAATGCAGTTTTTCTACGACGGGCAAATAAGACGATATCTTACACAGACGATTCGTGTATTCAGTAACTTTGTAGTCAAGTATGGCGACGGTACTCTACATCAGGTACCTGTAACATATGGTGATGCAGATCGACAGGTAGCTAGTATTCTAAATCAAAATTCAGAAAACACTATCAGTAACATACCTCGCATATCAGTTTATATAACAGGTTTAGAACTAGATCGTAATAGACTAGCTGATCAAACCTATGTGGGTAAACTGCACTTCCGCGAGCGTGATGTAAACAACACCACAGGTAAGTATACTTCAGCACAAGGACGTAACTATACTGTAGAACGTTTGATGCCTACGCCATTTAACTTAAAAATGAAATGTGATATCTGGGCGTCAAGCACTGATCAGAAATTACAGATCATGGAGCAGATTTTAGTCTTGTTTAATCCTAGTCTTGAAATACAAACTACAGACAACTATATTGACTGGACCAGTATCAGTGTACTAAATCTAACCGATACTACTTGGTCAAGCCGACAAGTACCACAAGGGACAGACACAGCTATAGATGTTGCTAGTTTAACTTTAGAATCACCTATCTGGATTAGTCCTCCAGTTAAGGTCAAACATCTTGGTGTTATTACAAAAATTATCAGCAATATACATCAAGGATCAACAGCGTATCCTGCAGGATATATAGAAGGACTTGGCATAGATCCTACACTTCAAACAGACGGTACTACTCCTAGTCTCGGACAATTACTAGCTACAGAAACTACTACTATCACCGGATATACCATACAGGTCTACAACGGACAGGCCAGATTATATGATGGTACAGACGGATATGTTCCCATGGAACCTACATTAGATATCCCTGTAAGCACTGGAACTGCGGTTGATTGGAGCGAATTATTCCAACGATACCCCGGGCAATATACTGCGGGATCTAGTCAGATTTATCTACAACAGCCCAGTGGCAATTTTGTTATAGGCACTATAGCAGTTAATAGTCTAGATACGAAATTGTTACAGATTAATTACAATCCGGACACGTATCCTAGCAATACCGGTATTGATAGTAAAGGATATCTTAGCACAGATATTACACACTATAATGCCGCGGCTAGTCGTAGACCAAACAGCCCGGGAACATTTGATGCTATTATTAATCCGCAAACTTATGTTCCTACAGGTATGACTGCGGGCAAGCGTTATCTTATCATAGAAGATATTGGCAGTAGCATAAATGCTAGCCCGTCAACAGTATGGGGACCACTAGTAGCTTATGCAAATGACATCATAGAATATACCGGAACAGCTTGGCAAGTTATTTTTAACAGTAACCAAGAACACGACACTATGATATGGCAGACGAATATATACACAGGAGTTCAATACCTATGGAACGGTGTTTCATGGGTTAAGAGCTTCGAGGGTGAATATACTGCCGCACAATGGAAAATCATACTGTAAAAGAACAAATAGTCTGTAGTGGAGCATTATTTTATGCCAAATCTACAAGACGTTTTCTACTGCTACAAAAGGCCACAGGAAAACATGAAGGTACTTGGGGGTTAGTAGGCGGTACTAATGTCACAGGCGAAACACCTTGGCAGGGACTACAGCGTGAAATTACTGAAGAAATCAGTAGTCATCCCAAAATAATCAAAACTATTCCTTTAGAAACGTTTGTGAGCAACGATCGTGTGTTCAACTTTCATACCTACTTGTGCGTGATTGACACAGAATTCGTTCCTGTACTAAGTGATGAACACCAGGGGTGGGCGTGGGCTACAATGGATCGTACTCCTAAACCTTTGCATCAGGGATTAAGAAATAGTTTTAGTTCAAAAACTATTCGTACTAAATTGCAAACAGTATTTGATCTAGTAGATTTAATCTAGAATCATATTTGTTTACGGTAAAAATACGCCATAATAAATAATAGCAACTAATTTAGGGACTATCTATGCAACTGACAAATCAATATTATTTTTTTAAAGAAGCAATTCCACCAGAAACTTGCCAGCGAATTATCGATCTTGGTCTCGAAAAGATTGAGAAACAAAAGTCCGAGGGTAGGAATGTAGAAGCTTATACTTATGGTGAGATGCAAAAAGGTGCCCGGCCTGATGCTCAGCCTCAAGGCGAAGCATCGATGCAAACTCTAAAAGCAGAGGGCGTAGATAATGTTTATGTTCGAGACAGTAAAGTTACGTGGCTCAATGAACAATGGTTGTATGATTTAATCCATCCGTATGTACACGAAGCTAATTTTAAAGCTGGATGGAATTGGCAATGGGATTTTAGTGAAAGTTTTCAATTTACAGTGTATGATCCAAGCGGATTTTATAGTTGGCACAAAGACGGAGGAAGTGATCGTCCGTCTGCTTATAAGCGTTATATCTACGGTGTACACCCAGAATTACCAAAAGAAGATGGAAAATTACCGCAAGGATGGGTTACTACTAGTCAGATGGTTGGCAAAGTTAGAAAAATTTCTCTAACACTTAATCTTAATGCACCGGGCGACTACGACGGAGGCAATCTTAAGTTTGATTTTGGACGTCACGTTGAACGTGATCAATTTTACGAATGCGAGGAAATTCGCCCACAGGGTAGTATTGTTGTATTTCCTAGCTTTTTAGACCATTGTGTAACACCTGTTACTAGAGGCACACGATACAGTTTAGTACTGTGGAGTCTTGGGCAACCTTTTGTCTAACATGAATGTTACTACAATAGTTGTTGATAATTTTTTAGAAAATCCTGATCTTGTAAGAGAATCGGCGATGAATATAAAATTTGACAGACCAGGCAATTATCCCGGTATGCGTAGTGCGCCTGTCGATGATGGGTATAGAAATTATCTCCAAGCAAAAATTGAAAATATTATAGGTAAAAAAACTGTAGATTTTGATCTTGCAGGCGGACCAAGATTTCAATTATGCTTAGAGGGGGATGTAAGTTGGGTACACACCGATGGTGAAGAATGGTCTGGCATACTATATCTAACTCCTGATGCTCCACTAAATTCTGGAACTATGATTTTAAGATATAAAGATACAGGTGTATTTTATCGAGGTCCTAATTTAAAAGATGAAATACAAGATAATGAAATAGAAAATTGGGATCCTGTCACAACTGTAGGCAATATTTATAATAGACTTATACTTTTTAAAGGTGTGTTATATCACAGGAGTATGGTTCCTGGATTTGGAAATGATGTCAAGACTGGAAGACTAACACAAGTGTTTTTTTTCAGCACAGAAAACTGGAGATAAAATGGAAGATTTAGCAATTATAGAAAATATACAAAATTATTTTCAAAAAAATAGATATGTAGTGATAAGAAAATTTTTAGATGCCAACATGGCCGGTTTGCTGTATCGGTATGCTACGACAAAAGTTCGTGCAATGGACTTCAAATCGCAATATGACAAAGCCTCTTATAATGCAGACTGGGACGGTGCATTTGGAGACGAACAGGCTCCTATTAGCTATGGCTGTTATGGCGATGCAATGATGGATACTCTGTTAACCGCTAGCCATGAAATCATGCAACAGTATACAGGATTAGAACTAAGTCCAAACTATTCATACTGGAGATATTATCAACACGGCGAAGTACTAAAACGGCATAGTGATCGCGATAGTTGCGAAATTAGTACAACCCTATGTTTAGGATACAACGTTTCAAATTTATCAGAAGAAGAGAAAAAAACTTACAACTGGCCTATGTTTATCGAAAGTGCGGCACACCCAGAAGTTGACGGAGTTCCGGTTAATATGGAACCTGGAGATATGATTATCTATAGGGGATGTGAATTAGATCACTGGAGAGAAGCATTCAAAGGGTTGAACCACGCACAGGTATTTTTACATTATAACGACTTAGCAGGTCCTTATAGAAATCAGTTTGATGGAAGGATCTTGCCGGGCGTCCCAAAAAAATTCCAAATATAAGGAGAACTATATGGATCAAGCTACAAACGTAACCAATATTCCTGCTGAAATGCAGGAAATTATCAAACTAGAAATGATTCCTATGTTTGATTACGGCAACATTAATTTACAACATAAGAGCGCCGCCAAAGAGATTGCTAATTGGCTATCAGATCAAGGACATCACGAATTAAGTGAACTTGTTAACAGACGATTTGAAGTTGTACAAATTCCTAAATATGATCTAACTCAAAGTGAATTTTATCAAGAATGCCAAAAAGCCGGAGTACACATAGCAATTCAAGGTTATACGCAAGAAGGAACTGGTCTAGATGCCATTCAATATCCGTTAGTAACAGCATCAGGAGATATTAGAAGAATGGATGAACTAGTAAAAATAATTAAAGGTCAAGGACCAAAATACCTTGATTAAAAGTGTATGCGTGGCTGGTGGCGGAACTGCTGGATTTATATCTGCACTTATACTTAAAAAAAGATTTCCTAAACTAAAAGTATCAGTGGTTAGATCTACTAAGTTAGGGATTATAGGAGTAGGTGAAGGGAGTACCGAGCATTGGAAACAATTTATGGATTTCATAGGGATTTCCTTATGGGATGTAGTTCGTGAATGCGATGCTACCTGCAAGGCTGGAATTATGTTTCAAAACTGGGGTGTACCCGATTATCTGCACAGCATACAAAAAGAGTTTGATAAACAAGATGCTCAATGTTCCATAGTATTGGCTAATTTAATATCTAAAAATGCTAGACCGCAAGATTTTGTAGGAAAACCATTTTGGAATAGCACCGTTAATAGATGGTTTTTATCTAATCCTGATGAATTTCCCACTATGCAGTTTCATTTCAACACAAATAAGTTGAATACATTTCTTACTAATCTTGCAGAAAAATTTAGTATCGATGTTGTCGATGATGAAATTTTAGAAGCAGTATGTGATGAAAATGGTATCAAAGAATTAAAAGGTAACAAACAAACTTATACAGCTGATTTCTATATAGACAGTACAGGATTTAAACGTGTACTAATAGGAAACTTAGGAGCCAAGTGGACTAGTTACAGCAAGTATTTAAAAATGAAAGCCGCTATTGCTTTCCCTACACCCGACACTGACGATTACAATATGTGGACCATAGCTAGGGCAATGGACTACGGATGGTTATTCAGGATACCGGTGTTTGGGCGAGGTGGCAATGGCTACATTTTTGACAGCGATTATATTGATGCCGATCAAGCTAAACAGGAAGTTGAATCATTTTTAGGGCATGAAATTACAGTAGGTAAGCATTTAACATTTGATCCAGGTGCCTTAGATAAAGTATGGATTAAGAATTGCTGTGCAGTAGGACTAAGTGCAAACTTTGTAGAACCTTTAGAAGCTACTAGTATAGGTACCAGCATACAACAGATGTTTTTACTAATGCACCGGCTACCTAATTATGATGAAAAAATTATAAATTCTTACAATAAAGATGTCAGTAGTATTATGATTAATATCCGAGACTTTATTGTAATGCATTATCAAACACCTAGAACAGATACAAAATTTTGGCAGGATTTAAAAACGTTAGAAATACCAGATAGTCTGCAAGAAAAATTAGAAAGATGGCAAATTAAATTACCAATTCGAGAAGATTTTAATCAAAATAGTACCTATGCGTTGTTCACCGAACGACATCATATTTTTATTGCCATGGGATTAGGATTATTTAACAATCAAAAAATTCGAGAAGAATATGAAATGTTGCCGATTGAACTAAAAATTTATGTTGACAATTTAATTAGAGATGTTAAACTACACGATGAAACCGTGGGAACTATATCTCACAAGAATTTTTTAAAGGCAATTAGAAATGTCAAAGCATAGCATTGTATATTGGGCGCCGGCCTTCCCTGTAAGCGAGGATAACTGGAATATGTTATATCCAGATATTAATAGCGTATTTGATAGTATCCGTGGGGACAAAATCGAATTTGATGCTGCCGGTCGTGGTAATAACTTTTTTTACTGCCCTGCATTTAGCGGATTTACAAGAAGTACGTTTGTACTAACGAATCCGATAACAACTCATTTTGAGCTAGACGGCACTAACTTAATAACCAAAGAAAAAAACTATATTACTTCATCAGCATTTAGACCAAGTAGTATTGTTAATCGACGAATGATTGAATACGGACTTCAATGGGCGTTTTTTAGTGAAGATGACGTGGAAATGATGATCACTGATACGTATTTCGAAGAGCCTAAACATGCAAAATATGGAAATTTGATTCCGGGTAAATTTAATATTTCAAAATGGTTTAGATTAATTAATTTGGAATACTGCTTACATACTAACGTCAACGAATTCCGTGCAGAAAAAGACGAAGCTATGGCGTATGTACACTTTCATGCTCCTAATCCAGTTAAGCTAGTGAGATTTGAAATAACGGATGCTCTAAGACAACATGCGTCAACCGGTGGTAAATCATCAGTTTGGGAATCGTGGGTTCCGCTTGCCGCAAGATACAAAAGATTTTTAGCGGCCCGTTCAAATAAAATCATTCTTAAAGAAATTAAAAAGAATATTCTATGATCAGTTTCTTTTTTAAACCTAAAAAAATATCAGTAGATGCTTTTACATGTCATCCGGGCGTTTATGAATATTTTAAAATTGATCAATCTAAGAACTTTTTGCCTAGTTGGTGGAAATCTATGCCACCTACATTTGAAGTTGCTAGTGAATATGGTTTAAAATTCAAGCAATCGACGATTAAACGTTGTGATGGACTATCAGCCATCTTCAAAACAGGGATTATGCTTCCTCTTTGGTGCGATGTAATTCTAGAATCTAGCGAAGGCGGATGGAGATATCAATATTCTGCACCGGATGGTGGAGTAATAGATACACACAGTACTGAACAACTAGGATCTGAATTCAATAATTATCATCATATTAAAATCCTTTCTCCATGGTCGCTAGTAGAAAAAACTGGAGTTGATTTTTTAATGATAAGCCCAATGTGGAATCAAATACCATTGCTGAATAGCATGCATCAGTTACCCGGTATTATGAATTTTAAAACGCAAGTAGCTACTCATGTTAATGCACTGTTACCAAAAACAGACTGTCGTATAGAGTTAGAAGCTGGTAGTCCTATTGCTCAGCTTATACCATTATCTGATGCAGAAGTTGTAGTTCATCAGCATCTTCTATCTTTACAAGAATATGAAATGAAGTTTAGTAAATTTGGCTATCAGTCTAGCTTTCTTGGCAAATATAAAAAACGTAAAGCACACGTATCATGAATATTGATTTTCCTAATCTTGGGTACCTCATGGAAACGGTACCTATAGAATTATTTTCTAAAATTAAAAATTGCATTGATAACATTGAGCATAACCCTAGTAGCGTTTCTCCTGCTAACTATAAGCTACAAGGACATATCTTAAAAGAAGTTGAACTTGAAGATCTTGAAATTAGGGCGTTGTTAGAAAAATATATAGTTGAATTATTGTGGAAATACGATAGACGTTATGATTATTTCGAACATATTCGTATTCTAACAGCCGATGTATCATTTGAGATGACAGCTCCCTGGATTAATTTCCAACAAGCCGGAGAATATAATCCTATACATCAACACTCGGGCATAATGAGCTTTGTTTTGTGGATCACTATACCTTACACTATGGAAGAAGAACGCCGTGTAAGTTTAGGAAGACAGTCAAACAATGATGTAGGTGGTGTATTTCAATTTGCCTATACTAACTCATTAGGTCGTATATGCTTCTTAGAAATACCTGCTGACAAAAAATATGAGGGAAAAATTTTACTTTTTCCCTCATCACTGAGTCATTCAGTTTATCCTTTTTATTCAAGTGATAAAACAAGAATATCGATATCTGGCAATTTGCTTTTTAAAACTCATTAATCAGTTGAGCAATCCTGGCATCTAACCATTTCGTCAGGAAATAATGCTTTGATCATAGCAATCTCTTCATCTGTTAATGGCTGTTTTCCGAGTGCAAATAAATCTTTATTCATATCTGCCTCTAGAATTCCATAATGATGTATAGCGTGATGAGTTGGATACTTGTGGATAAACATTAGCATACCATTCTCGTCGTACGCTTCAACAGTATATCCCCCCATCTCTATGCTTGGTCTTACAAATTTTCTCACTTTAACTCGCTCCCTCGGGTGGATTTCGTAATGGTTGGCCTGGTAAAGGTACATGCACTAAAGTTCGCATGTAGACAATTTCTTCGGCTGTGAGCAATGGTTTTCCAAGAGCTGTTAGTTGCTCATTAATTTGTTTTTCAGCATTGTCATCAAATCCTGCAGGAGTAGGATAACCATCTTCGACTAAAACTGTACCGTCTTCATTAAAAACTGTAATTGTGAGAGCGTGATCGTGTCCGTCTCGAGTAATTTTTCTCATATCGTTTCCTCTTAGTATCGTATTATAACTACACCTGGGCCGCCCCAACCTGCAGTTCCGTACGGGTTTGAACCGTTATAGCCGCCACCGCCACCGCCACCGCCTGTAGCGTATTGTCCAGGGCTAGCACGAGGGCCAGCTGGTTGACTATAACCAGCATATGGTGCTGATTCGTTGGTATAATATCCGCCGCCACCACCACCACCGGTGCCACCGGGGCCTGAATTACTTGTATTATGACTGCCGCCTCCTCCACCACCTGCTCGTAGTACAGGAGAGCCAGTAATCGAATTAGCTAGACCAGCACCACCACCACCACCAGCACCCGGGCCTGCTGGTCCGCCTGCACCGCCAGCACCACCGCCACCACCGGCAGCATGAGGAGGCCCAGGGTAACCTGTACCGCCTGGATTCCCTTGACCCGGAACTCCGTATCCAGCTAGTGTAGAAGTAGAATAGCTACCACCACCGCCACTTCCGCCCCATTGAGCAGTTCCACCGCTAGAAACACTACCTCCGTTACCAGAGTTATCAGAACCTGCTCCGCCACCGTAGGCTATAACTGCGCCAAAGTGACTTGGTTGACCTTGATTTCCGCTTATACCGTCTGTTCGAGGAAAGCTAGATGGATTGCCGCTAGCCTGATCGTGCCAACCTGAATAATATGTTCCACCTTGGCCAACTTTAACTGGTATATTACCACCCGGTTGTACAGCATATTTGGCATAATAAACATGTCCACCTGCACCGCCACCTGCACCGATTGAGCCACCTGCACCGCCGCCACCTACTACAAGTACTTCAACAGCATTAACATGTTGCGGAACTTGGAATGTGTAGTAACCAGGATGCTCAAAATATGTTATTGTCTTTTGCATCGGTTCCCAATAGGTACCGTTATAGACTTCTGGTTGATTTACATCAGTGTTAAATCTTGCTTGTCCTACTGTAGGTGTTTGAGTGTTTGGCAATTGATAACTGACGATAATAATACCAGGGCCGCCAGTGCCACCTGCTCTATTATCCCAACGCTCTAATCCACCTGCACCGCCACCTGTGTTAATTCTTCCATTATTTTCATCTGGGTCTGTGGGACGTTGATCTGTTCCACCTGCGCCACCACCACCTAGGCCTCCGACACCTGCTTTTGCGCCATGTGTAACAGGATTAGATGGAAGATATAAACTGCCACCACCACCACCACCAAAATATTGGGGAGCACCTGTGATACTTATGCTAACACCAACTCCACCATCACCCGCACCACCCGCACCTCCAGCACCACCAGCACCACCAGCACCACCGCCTCCACCGCCTGCGCCTTGACTGCCTGTAGGAATATTACCAGCAGTTGCACCATTGCCGCCTGGATAACCTGCGTTAACTGTTGCACCTGTATTTGTCTGTGCTGGTTGCGTTGCTGACCCGCCGCCCCATCCTGTTGAGGCTACTGATGGATATGACGCTGTAATATTGCCAGCACCGCCACCACCTGATCCGCCGGGTGCTCCTGCAGTTGCGGGATAAAGTCCGCCGTATCCGCCACCTAAGGCAGTTAGTGTGCCAAATGTTGAGTTACCACCATTACCACCCACATTTCCAGTACCTCCAGCCGCTCCACCAGCTCCACCCGCACCAACTGAAAGACTTACTGTACCGCCAGGCGTTACTGGATACGAAGGATGTAATACAACACCACCGGCTCCACCACCACCATTATGATACTGTCCGTTACCAGTTCCGCCACCACCTGCTACTACCAACACTTGTACGCTAGTAACGCCAGTTGGCACATTAAATGTTGCTGGACCTGTAGCATTAAAGTATTGTAGTACTGGGCCACGTCCTGTAGTTGGGCCGGATGGAAGTTGTAGATAACCAGTATCGCTAATAGTTATACCTTGTAGCTGTGCCATATCTTTCCTTTGATTATTTCGCAATTAAGGGTGGCTTTAAAACACCCTGTTAAATATATACAGTTATTTATCAGAAAAATATTTACGTAGTATACAAAAATTGGGCAAACAAAAATGATTAAAAATCTCAGTAAAATTGTAATTGTAGGAGGTGGAAGTGCTGGCTGGATGTCGGCAGCCATGCTAATTAAGATGTTTCCTAACTGGGATATTTCAGTGGTAGAAAGTCCAGATTATCCTACTGTAGGAGTCGGTGAAAGCACACTACAAAGCATCAAAGAATACTGTGCTGTATTAGAAATCGATGAATTAGATTTCATGAAACATACTGATGCTAGTTACAAGCTCAGTATAAAATTTACAGATTTCAGCGAAATAGGAGATGGGGGATTTCACTATCCCTTTGGCAATGCTCATCTAGCAGGAACCAAACACGGTGTATTTGATTGGTTTATTAAGAAAGCAGTTTATCCAAACACTCCTAATAGCGACCTAGTTAGAAGTTTTTTCCCGCATGCCGCGCTATTTGAAACTAATAAATTTAGTCTAAATCGCAACGGTAAATTTGGCAGTTTTAATCCCAAATATACAGCCGCATATCACTTTGATGCTACCAAATTCGGTGCATGGCTTAGAGACAATTACTGCATTCCACGTGGTGTAAAACTAATCAGTTCTACGGTAGCTGATATTACAACATCTGACAAAGGAGTAGAATCACTTGTGCTTACTGATGGAACAGCTATAGATTCACAACTGTTTATAGATTGTACTGGATTTAAAAGTCTCCTACTCGAAGGCGCACTTAAAGAAGAGTGGCTTTCTTATAGTGATATGTTACCCAACAATCGTGCTTGGGCTACACGCATACCTTACAAAAATAAAGAAGAAGAACTAGAACCATATACTAACTGTACAGCACTGGGCAATGGTTGGGTCTGGAATATTCCTAGTTGGGAAAGAATTGGTACAGGTTATGTTTATAGCGATAAATTTATCACGCCCGAAGATGCACTAGAAGAATTTAAACAGCATCTAATGAGTGATAAAATGAAATATCCTCGTACTAGGCAAGAAGTAGATTCACTTGAATTTAATAGTATACAGTTTAGAACAGGTATCCATAGACGTATATTTGTAAAGAATGTAGTAGCTATTGGACTCAGCGCAGGATTTATTGAGCCACTTGAAAGCAACGGGCTATTCAGTGTACATGTATTTTTAGATAAACTGGTAAAAACTCTGTTAGCAGGAACAGTAAATCAATGG